CCTGATGTGGTGCCAGAAACTTTACATAAAATTGAAGATCAACACGCGCCGATTACGGCGGCAAGCCTTGGCGGGGTACTAGTTGAATGAGGATAGAAAGCGGTACTACTGATAAATATATTTATTTTGTGGCGGTGGATGCTAGTGATTTTAGCACACGTGAGACCGGGCTAACTCCCGCGTCATTCACTGTTTACAGATCGAGAAATGGCGGGGCAGCAACAGTAATGACCACCCCGACTATTAACGAGACTGACGCTACCAACATGCCTGGCGTTTATGAGCTACTACTCGATGAAGATATGGCCATGGCGTCTGATAACGATACTGAAGAGATGGTGTTTCATATCACTGCTACCGGGATGGCTCCAGTAACGAGAACAATTGAGTTATTTAGGAACAACGTTACTTCAAGATATCTCGGTACAGTAACTGGATCGCCAACAACAACACAATTTAGAGTCACCGGTGGCAGCTCTACAGATGATTTTTACAACGGGGCGATTGTAGGCTTTAGGGATGGATCATTGAAAGGGATAACGAGGCGTGTTACTGATTACGTAGGATCTACGGAAGAGATAACAGTTAGCCCCGCTCTACCTCAAGCTCCAAGTACATCAGATGTAGTCGTTCTGTTAAGCGTATCACCTGCTGCAACAGCTGAGGAAGTTAACGCGGAAGTGCTGGACGTATTAAATACAGATACATTCGCTGAACCGGGTCAAGGTGTCCCAGGTTCTACGATATCGTTAGCTCAAAAGATTGGTTATTTGTATAAAGCGTGGCGAAACAAATCAACGCAAACATCCACAACCTATTCACTATTTAACAAGGACGATACCACGGTTGATCATAAAGCCACGGTAAGCGACGACGGCACAACGGCGACAAAAGGCGAGACAACTACCGGACCGTAAGTCATGGCAATAGATACGCGTCAAAAAAGATTTTCAATGTTGGCTTTCGGGCGGGTTCCGCTTGTTAGCCTTTTTGAGTCTGATGGTTCAGTTGATGCCGATGATAGATCGCATTTGTTAAGCTTATATAGCGGCATTTCTATAAGCTCAAGTGTGACGGTAACACCAACTGGCGTTGCTAGTACAAGCGCGGCGGGTGTTGCGACTGTTGCCACTGAGGGTAATGTAACTGTTGTCCCTACTGGTGTTTCAGCAAATAGCGGCATTGGTGATCCCACGGTAGACGCCGTTCAAAACGTTTCGGTGACTCCTACTGGCGTAAGTGGCACAAGTGCGGCGGGTAGTGTTACGGTTTCGGTCGAGGGTAATGTAACTGTTAGCCCCACGGGAGTTAGTTCTACTAGTTCAGCTGGTAGTGTAACGGTTGACGCTGTTCAAAATGTTTCAGTGACTCCGACGGGAGTTAGTTCTACTAGTTCAGCCGGTAGTGTGACGGTGGTAACTGAGGGTAATGTAACGGTATCACCCCCTGGTGTTAGTTCTACTAGTTCGGTGGGTAACCCTTCAATTGACGCTGTTCAAAATGTAACGGTATCACCCCCTGGCGTTGGTGCTTCTAGTTCAGTAGGTAGCGTTACGGTTGAGGGTAGCATAACTGTCGGTGTCGGTGGCGCTGGGTTAACGTCAAGCGCGGGTAACGTTGTTGTAATTGGTTCGGCGCTGGTTGCTGCAAATGGTTCTAGCGCTACATTATCGGCGGGTACAGTATCGGCAATCGGTACAGTGGTGATACAATTAACAAAAGGGCTTGATAGTACGGTCTACGGTTCAATAGGTAAAAAGTCGAGAATAGCATAAGGGGGTGGTAAGTTATGCCAATTACAACAGCGGTTTGTAACAGTTTTAAAGAGGAGCTTTTCGAAGGGCTCCATAATTTTTTATTGACTGGCGGTAACGCTTTTAAAGTTGCACTCTATACTAGTTCGGCGACATTAGACGCTACAACTACAGCATATAGCGCGACTAACGAGGCGTCCGGTACTGGTTACACAGCTGGGGGTGGTACGTTAACCCGTATTGACCCAGCGCTTGATAGCGGGACAGCGGTGGTTGATTTTGCAGATTTTACTTGGTCAACGTCAACAATTACGGCGCGTGGGATGTTAATTTATAACTCTACCAACGCAAACAGAGCTGTATCGGTTCATGATTTTGGCTCGAATCAGTCTAGCTCGGGTGGTGATTTCACTATTCAGTTTCCAGCAGCAGCAGCAGCCACGGCAATAGTTAGAATCGCATGATTGATAACGGCTCGATAACAGATAATTTGGCAGGTCGCACAATAGAGCGCGTTCTTAGAGAGGGGCGCGATCTAATTTTTTGTTGTACAGATGGGGCAGAGGTTCGGTTACGAGCTGATATGAATTATGAAATTCGTTTTATTTCAAAAGGCGTTAAAATAGTAGTACCTAGCGCGGCATTAAAGGGCGGTGTTTATGGCGGTTAAACAGGGCGAAGTTGGGCGCGTTATTCGCTTGGCTGCTTACTATGATATGAGTAATAACACTGAATTAAAGGTGATTATTCGTAAGCCTGACGGCGCCAAGGTTGAAAAAACAAAAACCGGCGGCGCTGTTACTCTTGGTGTTAGCAATGTCACGGATACAGATTTGGGCGCCCTACTCGCTAATCAATACGCTGAATACGTTGTTGAATCTGGCATTTTTGATATTGTTGGTCGCTACATGTTTGAGCTTGTTTATATTGACTCATCGCCAAGTGAGAATCTGTATGGTGAGACGGTTTATATAGACGTGGTGCGTAATCTTGAAAGTTGAGGTTAGCAGTAATTCAGATGACTTGATCAAGGCTTTGGATCAGTTTGGAAAGCAGCGCACTAAATGGATTATCAAAGACACGATAGATAACACGCTAAAAGATTTACACTTAGCAAGCAAGCGCCTTGCAGATAGGCAGCTAGACAGGCCAAGAAAGCAGACGCTAAATAGTTTTCGTATTAAGAAATCAAAGACCAGTGACTTACAGGGCAGTGTATTTGTGTTGCCATGGGCGGCTAAGTTTTTATATAGGCTGGTGCATGGGGGCACTGAGATTGCAAGCCGTGATGGATTGTTGCCTGTTCCGGTTGCGCTGAAGACTAATGCCCAGGGTAACATTGCAGGGCTTCGCACTGGTAGATTAAAGAAGTTATCAAGAAAGAAAAGCAATGTCGGGTTGCGTCATCCCGCTAATAATAAGTCTGGTGTTTGGAAGTACGACAAAGCAACGAAGAAGCTCAAGACGTTAGTTATTTATCAAGACAGGCGGCGAGTTAAGAAGCAATTGTATTGGTATGAGATGCTAAGCAATAGAACGCCTAAGGTTTTAAGCAAAGAGTTTGATAAGAAGTTAAAGAAAGAATTAGACAAGCTCAACATGAATTAGATTCATGTTGCTTGTTTGGTTTCATTAAGTGATTACGTAATTGATTATTATTTGTTATGAGAAAATTATTTTTTTACAGTACATTAATTAATCTTTTCGGCTCACAATGTGAGCAAATTGGGTCCTTACTGACCAAAAAGTTGGGCCGGTCATTCTAGATGCACACACTTTATACTCTGAGAGGCCGTAAATAGTACGTATACTGAACAAATAAATATTATCCAGTTACATGAGATAACGTAATAAAACATGAAACGAGTTAACAAAACAGAAATGGCCGGAATTCTCGGAATGACGCTCAAAACGTTTGAGGAGTGGATAAACCGTGGCGCCCCGGCAATCCAGGAAGGCAATCAAAAAACTGCATGGATTTTCGACACTTCCGCAGTCATTAAGTTTATTCGCCAATACGACAAAGAAAAATCACAAGGCGGCGACCTCCAGCAACTAAAAAAACGCAAAGCAGCCGCTGAAGCTGACTTGATGGAGTTAAAAGTTGGCGTTGAGTCTGGCGAGTTAGTATTAATCGACGATGTAATAAGGGAGCTAATCGACGATTACATATTGATTAAGAATAGATTTATGCAGCTGTCGAAAAGACTCCCACCAATCTTAATGGGCGAAACGCCAGAATCGATGAAAGCAATCATACAGGAAGAGGTACACGCGGTTTTCAATGACATCAAAAATAGATTTATCACCGAGCGTGGAAAAGTTACGGAAATTAATGAGGCAGGCAAAGAGTTATCTGATGCCGCCACCGCCGCTCACGGTTAGCGAATGGGCTGATACTTACAGAATCATAAGCCAAGCCAACGCCGAGCCGGGTAAATGGCGTACATCTAGAGCACCTTATCAAAAGGAACCCATGGATTGCATTAGTGATCCGAAGGTTTATCAAGTAACCGCGATGTGGGGCGCTCAGGTTGGCAAGACAGATAGCTTAATTAATAACGCCATCGGCTATTATATACACCAAGATCCCAAAAGCATAATGGTCATGCACCCTACTCAGACCGACTTAAACACATGGATAGAGGCCAAACTTAACCCACTGATCGAAGAAACGCCAGAGATAAAGGAACGAGTGGCGGCGGCTCGAAGTCGTGAAGGGGTTAATAATAAGACAATGAAGTCTTATTATGGCGGCTTTTTGATGTTTTCGTGGTCAGGTAGCCCAAATACTATGCGGGGCCGTAGTAGCCCTATAATACTTTGTGATGAGGTGGACGGCTACGAGTACAGCCAAGAAGGCGACCCGATACAACTATTGTGGCAGCGCTCCGCAACTTTTGGCGATCAAAGAAAGCTCATTGTAACGAGCACCCCCACGATTAAAGGTCATTCGCGGGTTGAAAGCAGCTACGAAGCAAGCGACAAGCGCCGCTATCAAGTGCCATGCCTTAGCTGTAATGAGATGCAAGTGCTCAAATGGGAGCAAGTAAAATGGGACAAAGACGCGAACGGCGAACACGACCCGAGCACAGCGCGGTATGAATGCAAGGCATGTGGTCATCCGATGACCGACAATGACAAGATTTTGGCGCTAAAAAGGGGGCGCTGGGTGGCAGAAAAGCCATTCAAAGGCCATGCTGGTTTTCACATAAGCGAGTTATATAGCCCTTTCAGGCGTTGGCAAGATATCGTCCAAAGCTTTTTGGATAAAAAAGCGGCTGGCGATTTGATGAGCTTCGTTAATGTTTCCTTAGGTGAGACATGGGAAGAAACCGGGGAAAGCGCAAACGATGAACAATTGTACAACCGCCGCGAAGATTATGAACATGAAGTGCCGGACGGTTACCAATTGCTCACATGCGGCGTGGATGTGCAGCAAGACCGCTTAGAGCTTGAAGTTGTGGCGTGGAATAGCAAAGAGCAATCAGCAAACATAGATTATAGAGTAATTTATGGTGATCCTGACGATTCTATCGATGATCCAGAAGGTGTTTGGCAAGCTCTCGACGATTATTTATCGCAAAGTTTCCAAGGTTCGGAAAAATCATATAAAATTAATGCATGTTGTATCGATTCCGGCGGCTCTAATACGAGCAAAGTTTACGAATATTGTCGCCACCGCCGAAAAGATCGAATCTTTGCAATTAAAGGGCGTGGGGGTGAAGGTGTTCCGCTTGTTTCTAACCCTTTAAGACGCAAAAGCGGACGCGAAAAAAGAAAAGTTGATCTCTATACGCTTGGCGTTGATGGAATTAAGCTTACAATCATGCGGCGGTTACAGATCCAAGAGCCGAAACTTGCTGGTTATTGTCGTTTTCCTATGGGCCGCGATGAGGAATATTTCAAACAGCTAACAGCAGAAAAAATGGTTACTCGCTATAAGCAAGGTCAGGCGGTTAGAAGCTGGATAAAGCCAAACACCGCAAGAAACGAGGCGTTAGATTGTAGGGTTTACGCTTACGCGGCGCTAAAAATACTTAATCCTGCATGGGGCGCAATTGAAAACCGCAAAGAGCCACAACCGAAAGTTGAAGAGCCACCGGCGCAGGCAGTTACGCTTAAGGCAAAGCCTATTGATGAGCCGACAAAAGAGGCGCAACCGGCAACAAAACCAAGGCGACGGCGCGCTAGAGCTAGAAAAAGATTTGCAACGGGGTGGTAATGATGGCGGCAGAGATAGAAACGACTGAACCGAGTGATTTTCGCGTTGGTGATACGCTGAAATTTAAAAAGTATTTATCAGACTACGACCCAACTGTCGATACTCTTAATTACCGAATAGCGAACGCAACAAATATTTATTCGATTACGTGCACTGACAATGGTGATGGGTATTTTCTGGCGAACGTAGCGCCCTCGATAACTGAAACGTGGATTGAAGGCACTTATTCATGGCAGTCATATATTACTAATGGGTTAGACCGCTACACTGTCGGGCATGGTACAATTAAGCTATTGCCAGACTTATCGCGTGGCGCCGTCGATACCCGCTCACATGTTAAAAAGACACTAGACGCACTTGAAGCGACAATCCAAGGCCGGGCCACTACTGACCAATTGAGCTATACTATCAATGGGCGCTCAATGTCAAAAATACCAGTAGAAGAGCTAATCAAATGGCACTCGCACTATAAAGCTTTATACAAGCAAGAGTTGCAAAACGAACGGATAACAAATGGCGCAGGTAAGTCTAATTTGATACGAGTACGCTTTAATGCTTAATTTTTTCAGAAAAAAGCCGGAGCCGGAAAAACCCAAAAAGCGCGTTTATGTTAGAAATTACAACGCGGGAAAAACCGACCTTTTAACACAAGGTTGGGCAACTCAACCGATGCCGTTCAATCAGGCGATTCAAAATAACTTACAGGCTATGCGTGCTAGGTCTCGGGAACAGTCAGCGAATAATGACTATGTTCGTAAGTTTATTAAGACAGTTAAGTCTAATGTGATCGGGCCTAAAGGTATAACTTTGCAGGTTGATGTTAGAAACCGCAATAACTCACGAGATCCATTGGCAAGCCAGGCGATCGAAGAGGCTTGGCGGGACTGGTCTAGAAAAAAACATTGCGACGTGGCCGGGCTCGTTTCTTTCGTCGATATGCAACGCCTTTTAATGGCCTCCATGGTGACGGACGGTGAATTTCTTTGTAAGAAAATTAGAGGCAATAGCGCGGGTAAATACGGCTATCAGTTGCAGGCTCTTGACCCTGAATTACTGGACGTGACATACAATGAAGATTTGCCCAATGGTAATTACATATATATGTCGATTGAGTACAACTCAAACGGCAAGCCGGTTGCTTATCACTTGCTGGATCGTTCTTACGATTCTAACGTAAACGCGGAGTTTAAACGCAAGCGCATCAGGGTTTCGGCTGAGGAAATAATTCATATATTCATACCTGAAAATGTGCAGCAACGGCGCGGTGTGCCATGGACTGCAAGCGCTTTGAACCGTTTAAAGAACGTTAACGGCTATGAACATGCGGCTGTGGTCAATGCTAGAGTTGGCGCTAGTAAGATGGGCTTCTTTGTTCGCGGTGAGGAGTCAGGCGAGTACACTGGCGAAGAACAGGAGGACGGTTCAATAGTAACTGATGCCGATCCAGGTTCATTTGAAATACTGCCAGATGGTTATGACTTCAGGCAATTTAACCCGGACTACCCGCACGCACAGTACGCCGATTTCATGAAAGCTTGCTTACGTGGCGCGGCTAGTGGTTTGGGGGTGAGTTACAACACACTAGCCAATGATTTAGAGGGCGTTAACTTTTCAAGTATTCGCGCTGGTGTGCTGGAAGACCGCGAACTATGGAAAGAGCTACAAGAGTTTGTCATTGACTCGTTTTTAATTGATGTTTATGAAGACTGGCTTCGGATGGCGTTATTAACGTCTAATATTAGGGTAAAAGGCCAATCTTTGAATATCACCAGATTTGATGCTTACAACGCGCCGAGATTCATGCCAAGGCGGTGGGCTTGGGTTGACCCGCTTAAAGACAGCAAAGCCAATGAATCATTAATAGGAATGTCGGCGGCGTCTGTCTCTGAGGTTATACGGGATCGAGGGAGAGACCCGGAACAGGTTTTCAATGAAATTGCTCGTGATAATGAATTGATGGAGCAATACGGGATTTATAAAAAAGAGGTGGCAAGCGATGGACTTGAAGAAGATTCAGAGTGAAACGTTAACCCGCAGTTTCACAATTGAGAAAAAAGAAAGCGAAGAAGAATCACGCGAGGTCGAGGTTGCTTTTTCAAGTGAAGAACCAGTTGATAGATGGTTCGGCAGAGAAATACTAGACCATGGCGCTGACTCGGTAGTGCTAGACCGCATTATCGACGGCGCCCCGGTCTTAGTTGGCCACAATTCCGATGATCAAGTTGGAGTTGTGGAAAGCGCGAGGATAGACGACGACAAGAAAGGTCGAGCGGTTCTACGATTCGGGCGAAGTGCGAGGGCTCAAGAAATTCTAGACGACATACTGGATGGTATTCGGCAAAAGGT